TGAGTTCAATTTAGTGGGTCCAGATGAAGCTATTCCCTCTAAAACGCAACGAAGAGCAACTAGGTATCGTAGATTGATACGTAAATATATACGTTAGTTGACCGTTAATTTTGCTCTTTAGGTTTCCTTACCCATATAATGCGTAACAGTCGAGTTTTTACTAAAGAACACAATGCAAAGGAGATACCGTGGTTGACGCGGAAGACAAAATTAAAGAGGAGGAAGAGAAGGCTCAGCAACAAGTTGACGAAGCCGGCGATAAAGCAAAGGCTGACGCTGAAGCTAAGGGTCTAACTCCTGAGGAAGTACAAGAGCAGGTCGAGAAGGCTAGAAAAGAAGAGAAGGATAAGCTGTATCCACAGCTGAAGGAACTAAAGGATAACATGAAGGCCATCCAAGAAGTTCTAGCAGCTGAGAGAGCAGACAAGGAAAGAATCCAGAAGGATGCTGAAAAGAAGGCAGAAGACGAAAGAAAGTCCAAGCTTTCTGACCAAGAGAAGACACTAGAAGCAATTAATAAACTAGAGGAACAGTTGAATAATGAGCGTAAGGAGCGCGAGCGTCTACAGAGAGATCTGCAGAAGAGAGAAGAGCAGAACAAGCTAGACACTTATCGCAACAGGCTCATTGAACAGAACAAAGATAAGATCATTCCAGAACTCGTAACTGGAAAGACAGTCGAAGAACTTGATAATTCATTGGAAGTTGCCAAGGCTAGATTTACAGAATTAGCAGAGCGTTTCAAAAACGAGCGTAGCGAGACAACTCGCAAAAATATGCCCGGTCCAACAAATCCTGATTTAGAAGCTCTAGATGAGCTTGAACTAAGTAAAGATCTAACACAGCTAGACCAAGATAAGTATTTGTCAGATCCCGCTTATAGGGAAAAGATTCAGAATCAACTGGCAGATGAGTATGGAAGACTAGCGGGACGCAGGTAATTCTTAAATTTAGCATGAAGGGAGGTAACTTTTAATTGGCGATTAATACAGCAACCGCAACTGGTGCAGGACTAAGTCCTCTATCGGGCGTAATCCAAGTTGTTTACTCTCAGGAGGTGCTACTTGCAGCACAGCCCCTACTGAAGTTTGACCAGTTCGCGGTGGTGAAGACTGAACTTAACGTATCACCTGGTATGACAATCCAGTTCCTTGGCTATGACAACATTGCTCAGGGTGGAAAGCTAACAGAGGGTACTCAGATGACTACCAAGACACTGAGCACCAACACGCGTCAGATTACAGTGTATGAGTACGGTAACGCAGTAGCAACTACCGAATTCCTACTCCAGACATCCTTCAGAGATGTAATGGCTGACGCAGCTGTCCTACTAGGACGTGACTTCGCAACAGTAGTTGACTCTGAGGAGCGTGCTGTTCTTGAGACATCGACACAGAGAGTGATGGCAGGTAGAAAGGCATCCCCTGACCTACTTGCTGCTACGGACATTCTCGACGTTCGTGCTGTCAAGGACGCGGTAGAAATTCTTTCTACTAAGAACATTCCAAAGGTCAATGGCGATTTCTATGTGGCGTTCGTTCATCCTCACCAGTCTAGAAACTTACGTGATGACAATGCTTGGATCACCGCAGCGGAGTATGGTGACCCAGACAGAATCTTCAACGGAGAGATTGGTCGAATTGAGGACGTAGTCTTCATTGAGACAACAGATCTAACAATTATTCCACAGAATACAGGTCCATCACCTCAGAACACAGCAACAAACGTGTACAGAGCGATCCTATTCGGAGCCGAGGCTTTTGCTAAGGCTGTGGCACTTCCTGTGGAAATGCGTGATAACGGAATTGTCGACTTCGGTAGAGAGCACGGACTAGCGTGGTACTCTATCATGGGATTCGGCACACTTCGTGACAACACAACAGTAGTTATCTCCACAGCGTAATACAGCGGGGGGTTCGTGGCTGAGAACCAAGTAAGAAAGAGCTTCTAGTCTATATGATTAGGGGCTCTTTCTATTTTTAGCGACAATAATAAAAAAGAAAGTGAG